TAAGATGCTTATGGCAGATGCTCAAATGCACCATGCAGAAAAGATGGCAAATGGTGAAGCAGAGTATCAAGGTAAACTTTTAGAAGCTAGACAATCAGACTGGAAAGACGAACTAATTTTAATCATTCTCTGTTTGCCAATCGTGATGCTAGGTTTTGCAGTATGGAGCGATGATCCAACGCACATGGAAAAAATGAAGTTATTTTTTGAATACTTTTCTCAACTTCCTTTCTGGTATCAAACCATATTCGTAGGAGTTATTGCTTCTGTGTATGGACTTAAAGCCACTGATTTGATAAAGCGAAAGTAATGAGTAATCAAATTACAAAAATGTTTAGCCAAGCATTTGGTACAAAGATTACTTTAAAATCACAACAGGGTTTAGGCTATGGCACGAAAAGTAAAAGAGTACGCACCATTAGAGCGAAAAAGAATAAAAAGACCAGGACGACATAGTAAGTCGCCAAACAAATCCTTTAAATTACAAAATAAAAAATACAAGAGACAGGGTAGAGTATGATTTGTATTCATAAAATTAAACGAGCTATCTATAGAATATTATTACCCATTGCAGGGAGATGGGAGAATAAAATGTGGCGTGAACTCTATGCAAGACCACGAAGATATTGTAAATGTGTAACAAATAAAGATATTGTGAATATGGTTAAAAATAATATGCCTAACAAGGATATGTTTAATGGACAGTAAAGATTTTAAAAAAATTATTACAAATCAATTAAAGAATACTTATAAGAAAGCGTTGTCTGTGTATTCATATAAGCAAAGACAATCCAGACCAAGAGTAAAGAAAGATATATTAAGAAATGAAAATTAGTGAAAATACTAATATTGGTTTACCTCTAAGAAATTTAATCGGTTTAGTGATGGCAGTGGCTATGGGTGCATGGTTTGCTTTTGGTGTGATTGAAAGATTGAATAGACTTGAAACTAAGAACCAACTCTTTGAAAAAGATTTGCTTGAAGCATCGGTCCAAAAACCTATAGATCAAGAACAGTTTATGTTATTGGAATGGCAATATAAACAAATAGAAAAGATGCAAAAGCAATTAGAAGATAATGTCCATACAGGTGTGATGTTAAAACAACACACAAAAGAAATAGAAAAAATTAAAAAAGATTTAGAAAGATTAAAAGATGCAACACGAGATATTAAATTTGGAAATGGTAAACACTAATGATTGAAGTGGTTGCATTATTACTTTACTTAGGCAATCCAGCAGAGTTAAAGGAACATACGCTGATGCCTAGCTTTAGTGAGTGTTTATCTAAAAAAAGAATTGCATCAAGAAATTCTAACAATGCCACCTATCAATGTGCTAGTGTTTTAGCCACTGTTAAGGATGGTAAAATTATAAACATATCTAGTAAGTAATGAGACAGTGTATTTATAGATCAGCAATGGGTTTTTGTATGTTGTTAAAACAATGTAAGTGTGTTAAGTTTATTGAGATAGAAGCTAATCCATTTAAATATATGTTATGACCAGGAAGCAAGACAAGCAACCACCAAGAACAAAAAAATATTACAGATCTACTAAATCTGGCGCAGGCATGACTAAAGCCGGTGTTGCTAGATACAGAAGAGAAAATCCGGGATCTAAACTTAAAACTGCTGTAACCGGTAAAGTTAAAAAAGGATCTGCTGCTGCGAAAAGACGCAAATCCTATTGCGCTAGATCTGCCGGACAAATGAAAAGATTTCCTAAAGCTGCAAAAAATCCTAACTCAAGATTAAGACAAGCTCGTAAACGCTGGAAGTGTTAGTGAGGAAAAAAAAACCTAAACACATATTCGTTTATAAATGCGATTACTGTGACAAAGAACATGAAAATATTAATTGCGGAAGTGACTATGTCGTGTATGCTAGTGGTCAAAGATTTTGTAGAGAACCGGATTGCTGGTCGCTTTACATGAAACAAAAGAAAAAAGAAGAGGAGAAGCAACGTGTACGGAATGAAGAAAAAAGGCAAAGGGTCTATGGGAAAAGGATCTTCAGCGAAGAAGAAAAAGAAAAAAGGCAAAAAGTAATTGCTAAAGCTGAAGCATATTTAAAAGAACTAAGAGGAAGATTATAATGCCATATAGTAAATATAGTAAGAAACAAAAAAGGTTAGCAGCGGTAGCGCCACCAAGAAAAAAAATTACTGCGGCTGATTTAAAAAAAATAAGAAAGAAAAAAAAGAAATGAAAAAAGGTTATCATAAAACAAAGTCAGGCAAGATAGCTAGAAAGGGTCTTTGGTATAATATTAATAAAAGAAAAAAAGCCGGGACATCAAGATCAAAAGCTAAGTCTACAATATCTGCCAAGGCTTACGCAAAAGCTAAACGAGGATTTAAGTAGTAATTTATATTCATTCATGTCATAGCAATGATATGAAAAGTTTTGTTTTGTTTGCTATGATTTGTTTTGCTAATCCTGATGCTCCAAGAGGGATTACTTGCATGGAGTTTTATGAAGCAAAAAGAAAAGTCTATAACTCCCCTAAAAAATGCTATGATGCTGCTACCCTTATGGGTGATACAGTTAAACAACAATTCACTGATAATGATATAAAGATTTTAGAATTAATTATTTGGTGTGTAAATGCTAAAGGTGAGATTGTTTAAATCGTTTTCAATTCCAACTCACATTCTTTATAAAGTTTCTCATAGTATTGCCAAGTAACACTATGCACTCCCCAAAATCTTCTACGATCAAACTTTAATCTTAAGTGATGAAGTATCGTGGTGTGATCTCGTCCACCAATCATTCTACCAATCTCAGGTAAAGATAATGGTGTAAGTTCTCTGATTAAATTAATAATCATTGATCTTACTTCAGCATATTCTTTTAATCTTCTTGGTGATACAATCTCTTCGTAAGTTCTATTATAATATCTTAACACTTTATTAAAAATATAATCTGCCTGTCTGTTTGCAGTCTTATTAATATTGACTCTCACTTGTTTGTTAGGATTGTTTCCTTTGGGTACATAAACAAACTTGGTAATCGTTTTAGATTTAATGGTATGCTCCTGACCTAATTTATATCCAGTCATAAATGCAGACTGATGAATATGTCGTTCTCGTTCAGTTAAGTTTTCATAAGCAGATATGTTTATCTTATAATTATATTCATCTAATAAATTTTGATTTGTATTTTGAGACATAGAACCCTTCTCTGTTTGCACAGTTATTGTTTTTTTTATTCTATTGTTACTGTTTATGCAGTAACTTGTTCACGAAGTCTTTGAGCTTTGAACACATTAAAGTTAGCTTTTGCTTTAGCTTCTCTATATTTTTGCAAATACAAATTTGCTCTATCATAGTTTCTCCTCGCTGTGTCCTCGTGCTTTTGGATCTTCTGTATGACTTTCATCATCTCTCCTCACTGTTGTAAAGTCAATCTTTACTTCACCGACTTTTACTTCTACTGATAAAGGATCTTTATTATCAGCAGCATTCTCTACGGAACTGAACTTTTGTTCTCTTATAAAATTACAACTTCCGCTTTCCTTTTTTATATACATATTATTCCTTTTTGTCTATATTTTTATGTAATTCTTTTGCCATATCTAAATAGATACTAGCATCTAAATATGAATCCGCCTTATAATTTTCTGATGTGCGCATAATTTTAAATAATACCATACACATTGCAACTTCGTGCGCTGATAGTTTTACCTTTAATTTCTTGCGTAAAATCATGGACCAAAGATTAGCTGCAACTGTAAAATTAGTTTTGTAATCACCATATTCTTGGTTCTTCACTTCTCTAAGTTTTTTCTTTATTTCTTCTTCAAGATTGATTGTCATAATTTATTTAATTAAGCAGACCAAGCGGGGAAAACAATGAAAGAAAGGATATCCAAAAAGAAAGGCAGAGCATAACAATAAACTCTGAGTCATTAGGATAAAACCCCGCTTGATCCATACGGTTATAACCTATCTATAGTTACCGTAGTTTTGTTTCTTTTGAAAGTTATTATTTCCAAAAGACCTTTGTTGATAGCCACCTTGTGGCTGTTGACCTTGTTGCATTGGTTTATTCTTTTCCAATTTAATGGTCAATCTACCCGGTATAGGATCGCCAGTCTCAAAGTCTTTGCCTTGAAATACTGCAACCGAATACCAGTCGTCGCCTATCTTAACACCCTTTTTTACTTTAGGGTTTTTTTCGTTTCTTACACCAACGAATATAGGTTTCTTATCACCTTCTACTCTTTCGGTGTTTTCCTCTATATCAACGTATAGAGTATCTTTTACTACTGACATATTATATGTCTCCTTGTCTTTTAATTTCAGCTCTACGATCATTGAAAGTATTATAAACTTCTCCATAAATCGCTTTGCTGTTTTTTATTAAAGTATCAATTTCACTTCTATGTACCCTGTTCCAAAGATCATTTAACTTTGACAACGTAGGAGCTTTTGAAAGTTTCATTTTGATACTATCTACATTGACTACCCCGCCTGAACAAGTTGCGTCTTTTGGAGAAACAGACGGGATAGTCGGCAATGGATCATCTAAGTCATCTACGGGTAACGGAGAGGCTGAACGTTTAACAACCTTTAACCCCATATCTTTCTCATACTGTTCCATTGATTCTTTGGGAGCTACGCTATCTACGAGCATCCCAAAAAAACTAAGCGCGCGACCTACAGCTTGAGTTTCGGCAATTTCAATTGCATCCTTCTCAATCCTATTGCAGCTCGCCATACCAGATGAAATTAATTTTCCATCTTTTAAAATTTTTGAACTCACCGTAACTAAACGATCAGTACAAAATTCTGGTACAGGATCAGTGACAATTGTATATGTGTCACCAAATTTATTTCTTAATCTTTTAACCATGCAGAATGTAGGTAAATGTGTTTTACCTTGTCTATCTTGATAGGCATCATTCATGCATTCATCTACCATTTGTTGTAAATCATCACCTTTCATTTATTCAATCCAACCCCTTTCTTTAAATATTATTAATAATTTTTCACCCGCAGGTATTTCTGCATTTTCGTTTAATGTCAAAATTCCTACAAATGTAATCATCATCATGGCAATCAAAACAGTTTGTATTATTCTAAAGAACCTGTTTAAATCTTTTTGTCTGTCTAAATCTTTAAGTTCCTTTCTTAGTTTTAGTGCATCCACTTTGTACTCATCCTTTCTTTTTTGATGCATAAGCCTCCTTATCGTTTGCTCATCCATAGTTGTTTTACCAGTTGTTTTTTTTCTTCACTTGCATCCTGATATATCCAATTGGTTAGGTCAGGCATATCAGTTAGTGATGCAAATTCTTTTGGGTCTCCATTAGAGAGTATAAGAAGTTTTTGTATCTTAAATGCTTTGTTTAACATTTGTTGATATACTTCTTCTAAATAATCTGGTCTTAGCATTTCATGTGAGCTGTCAAAAATAACATATTCTTTTTCATTCACATAACAAATATGTGGTTCTTTTTTTGTTGCTGCATAATAAAAAGCCACTTGATCTATATTTTTACTTGGATCTTTTGGTATGGTCTGAGTATAAAATCTATATCCGGGATCACCTTTCTTTGGTTCAAACCAACGAGCCGATGGAGGTTTTGACTTCAACTCTAATGTTGATAGAGCGCTCTCCCAATCTAACCTGCCTAAAATATCTACAAATAAACCTTCAGGTGAAGTGTATACATATCTTTCGCTTTGAGTAGGTTGATGTCCAAATACTTCTTTGTATGCTCGGATTGCATTTTTAGTTTGTTCCATTGCAA